ACACCACCATGTGTTATCTTAGAAAGTGCCATGTCTAATTACCCCACTAAGAAACCGCTGAAGAAAGTGTTTCTGTCACCATGATAAAGTGTTGCCGTACCAGCAGACACAGCAACCTTGACTTCATCGGATGAAGACAACTGCATCAGAAAGGCATAATTATTTGCATAGGGATTGACCGCACTTGCGGCAACTATATTGGACAGACGCTGGTATCTAGTACCATTTTTATGAACTTCCACCTCTGCATATGCTATTGGATAGAAGTAAAAACCAACCTGAAAAGAGTAAATGCCATCTATTGGTGCTACAAAACCACCAGACGCTGAATAGTGACCACCAACATTGAAGTCTGTTGATGTCATATACTGGCACATATCGGTTTCAGAGGTATTATTAATAGGAACACTGCTGGGGAGATACGCGAAGAACGCTGGTCTCGCAGGTGTCAGAATACGACCAGTGCTATCAATGGTCATCGCAGTGTTAGTGCTCGAACTGTCTTTAATTGTGCCGACAGAAATTGCTCCGCTAAAGGTGCCTGTGGTCGCTTGCATCGGTTGGTCAGATGGATGACTAACCGTTTGAACTGCTTTGCCAGCAAAGTTGACGTAAACTGTATCGGTGCTGGCGATGTTCTCGCTAAATGTGATCTGGTTGCCAGACACGGTATATGCCTTACCTGACCCACCTTCCTGACGGACGTTGTTTACAAAGACTTCAATTTCTTGCTCATTCGCCACGTTGTGAGACAGTGTGTAGACCGCTGTGCCACTGCCAGTAATCGTCTGTTTATCGAAGCTAGTAAAAGCAGTCTGGACTGTGTTTCCTATGTGTCCCATGACTGCACCTATTCGCTGATTTCTTGTACGATAGAAACAGTCACATCTATCGAAGCAGCAGTGTCGCTCTGGACATACAATCGGTCTGCGTCTGTCACCACGATCTTTGAGCCGCCATCGATCAACTCAAGACTGCTTCCAGCCGGAATGGGTGCATCAACAATCAGCGATATGTCGTCAGTACCATTGTTAATGTACGCCTTAGCCATGATCATGTTGCTTGTGACGTTAGCCATACGAATACTAATGATCGTGTGATATCCCGTCGGAAAGTTTGCTGCATCGGGTATGTCAGCCGCAGAAACGCCTACGGCATTGAGGTGATATCTTCTAAAGTTCTGTGCCATCGTTGTTTCCTATTAAAGTGCGATTGCCATAGCCGTGCTGAAGCCTTTAGTCGCAAATTGGCTAGTGTCTGTTGCGACGTTATTCCAGCCAGAGAATGACCGAACACGCATCACGTTGTTTGTAGAATCAAAGTACAAATCACCCACGTTCACTGAGCCGCCATTCGTGTTTAGCTGGTAGTTCTCAGCAGTGGTGTCATTACTGAATGACCCATAGTAAACATCAACAAAGTCTTGGGCTGAGTTGGCTGCTTGGTTCGCCCAATACCGAGCAGAGTATTCAGCAGTAATCCCAGAGCCTGTGACGGCTGTGTCTCGGTCAAAGCTGCCGCCACCGCCCAACGCCCATTGTTTTGCGCTACCATTAAGGGCAGACAATGTGCCAGCAGCATACGACTTAGCTGAATATTCCGTACCGTCTACAGATGTGGCTTTTGTAGCCCAGTCTTTAGATGCACCCGCGCCAGCTGTATTTGTGACACCAGTGCCACCTATAGCCCATGCTTTTGCAGCATACTCTGTGCTGTCAACGATGCCGGTCGTCTGTGATGCCCACTGCTGCGCTAGGGTGTTGCTTGCGGCAGCGTTGGTCTCGCTAGTTGAAGCATTAGTCGCACTTGTCGCAGCTGCTGTTGCACTGTTCGATGCGTTGGTCTCACTCGTTGCGGCATTTGTCTCTGAAGTTGCTGCTGCAGTCTCGCTAGCAGCTGCGGCTGTCTCACTTGCTGCCGCTGCAGTAGCACTGGCTGCTGCGTTGGTTGCGCTTGTTGACGCATTAGTTTCGCTGGTCGAGGCATTAGTTGCACTGGTGGCCGCATTGGTCTCGCTGGTTGCAGCGTTTGTCTCGCTTGTGGATGCGGCAGATGCGCTAGTGGCTGCGTTGGTCTCGCTGGTTGCGGCATTAGTTTCGCTGTTCGATGCGTTTGTCTCGCTGGTCGCCGCCGCTGTTGCACTGGCTGCACTATTGGTTTCGGCTGTGGATGTAGATGCGGCTGACTGTTGAGCATTACCTGCGAGGGTGTTTGCTGTGTCTCTAGCGTTTTCTGCAGCTGTCTGTGCGGCTTCTGCAGCTGTCTGAGCCGCCTCAGCTGCTACTTGGGCTGCCTGGGCTGCTGTTACAGATTCAGCAAATGTGGTTTGCAGTGTCGAGGATACCCCGGATGACGTAAAGAAGCTGGTGGTTGCTGCCATTAGTAATCTCCATACTGGTAAGCCGGTAGGATCTGCTGAGTGCCACCATTGAGCTCCTGGTCGTTGGCTTGCTCTTGGATTTCATTTAGAAACTGCTGGTACTTTGTTTCGAACACCTGGGCTCTTTCATCCAGGTAGTAATCCGCTGCAAAGGTTAATGCTGAGTAAGTAATGAGGTCGCTGGCTACCAAAGTTAGGTTATTGGTGTCGGTACCATTCACCAGGGCTGGAAACTCAGCGTAATAGTACAGCACAATGTCGCCGGTGGTGGGCGTTGGCCACAGGAGCAGGTTCTGTTGTTCTCTCACAAAGTAGCGTGGCTTACCCTGCTGAGCTGACTGCTGCAGCTTACGGTATTCTTTCATAGTAATACGCTGCAGCTCATACTCATTCGCGTAGAGGCTGATGATCTCCAGGAAATCTGTTGGCAGTGTGATGCTAGGAGTAGATCCTGTTACGTTGTATGTAGTCTTGCTCTCGTTGAGAGGTGTACGCAGCTGGCGCTGAATACGTGCAATGCCCTGGTCAACAAATATGGTCGTAAGAGCTGGTGTGATATCCGACCGGTTTAGCAAGGCATCGAAGTGGGTCTTCAAATCACCATAATTCATAGCTTACGTCCTTCTGGTTTTCTTCTTTGCTGGCTTCTTTGCAGTCTTGGCTGCTTTGGTAAATGCTTTAGCTGTAGGTGCGCCTTTGGCACCGGGGCTACGCATCTTCTCACCGCTGCCGGCGGCGATACGCTTACGTTTTGCATGTATGTTCCTGTACAGAGACATTACGCATATCCCTTCTTGGTTTTGCCTTTAGTCTTCTTTGCAACTTTTGTAGCGGCCTTTTTAGCGGCAGCTTTACCAGCTTTAGTGTAGGGGTATTTCTTTCCCATAACATTTGGCATCATGATCTCCGTGATTTCTTACCGGCGCACTTCCATTTCTTCCTGGACAGGCGCAGCGGTGAATTGGGATTTGCAGCTGCTTTCGGATGTTTCTTCATCTGCCCAGCTGACCTGGCGCAATAGCTATCGCCTTTGGATGTACCAGGCGCTATTGAGTAACCCTTAGCGCCGTAGCGTACTTTCTTTGTCCCGGTCTTTGTCTTGACCGTCTTTACAAACTTCTTCGAGCCTGAGTAAGCCATCTAAATGCTCTTATCTGTTGTCAGGAAACCATCGAGGTTCTCAGCCTTTAGACGCTTGATGATCTCTTTACCGTTTACGTTTGGGTCATAAATGTTGAAGCCCTCACGCATCCATTTCTCGATTACGATGGTGGGTATTGATGCCACGCGCTGGAAGTTACCAATGCGCTCATTTGCACTAGCGTTACGTGCATCCCGGACATCGTCCATAAATGCCTGGCTGATGTTCTGTGAGTGTTTACGGAATAAACCGTCAGCGTCTTGACCAAAGTCGGTATCGATACCAACCAGGTTCGTTGTGTCTTTTGTATTCATAAAGAACTCCTTGGAAATAAGGGTGATACCCCGGATAAGGAGAGCAAAACTCCAGGGTACCACCCATCAGTTATGGCTTATGACAAGCCAGAAATCATACCATCTGCACCGTAGTTCATGTGCTTCAGTGAGTATTCACCCACAACGGCGTGTGTATCGCCGTCTGATGTCTTACCCAGCAGAGTACGTGAGAACGGACGCAACACAGCTGAACGCCACATTGACGGATCAATGAGGAGTGCATGCGTTGTCTTCATGTGGCGGTTAAGTACAATCTTGTACTCACCAAATGGACTAACGTACAGGTCAATCACATTTATCAGTGAGCGTGTCTGAGCGAACTCACGGTTGCGACCAGATGATGCTGCAAAGTTAGCAACAATGGTGGCATCCGCAGGTTTGATCATGAAGATCGATGGATCACTGCCGTTATCGTAGCAGTCTTCGCCCAGCTCCAGGAGCTTCGCTTCTGTCAATGCGTCTGTGGCGTTTGCGCCGGCATCAACGTCAGTTGTGATCTGTGCGATGGCTGAATCCATCTCACGTGCCACTGAGGCTGAACCAGTCACTTTGGCGTTGTCCTGGCCGACATAAGCGAACTCTAGATCGCGCTTAATCTCTTTCAGAACTTTCGAAAGTTGATGGGCGGTCTCTCGTGCTCGGCCATGCGTCTTAATAGCATCGGCGGTGGCACTCACTTCGAAAACCTTACTTAGGATTTGTGTATTATTCGTTCGTAAGGTTGTGGCTGTCTGACTTCCAGCTGAAAAGGCTGCCCCTTCCACTTGCTTATTGTCGGCTGCCGCAGCTAACGCATCTTCTTGCCACTCAAATACACGTGCTGATACTTTCTCGGACTTAATCGAGGTAGTAAAAGGCACATCCGTAGGCGTGATATCGGTGATAATAGAAGAAACGTCCTCCGCTTTTCCTACCTGGTCATATGTGGTAAATACTGCCATGAGTTAATCTCCATTAGGCAAATTAGTTTTCCCAACGAGACATAATCAAATCTGCAATATCATCCCTGTCCTGGCTAACCGAATTGTGCAGACGCTTCCTGACTTGCTCAGTCTTTTCATTGCGTCTTTGCGTTGGTGTTGCCGGGGCTCGCTTGCTCTTCAGAACACGCTTCTTTGGTGTCTTTTTCTTCACAGTTGCTACCTTCCGTCCCTCATCGAACATACGCGCCTTGTTTAAAAGCATGATCACGTTAGGATCGACGTATGTGTCCACTTGTTCCTGGGGTAGTCCCTGAGACACCGCGTAGGCGCGGATATCGTTGTACAGCTGGTTAGACCAGTTTGGCAGCTCGTTCTGGAGTGTTTTTACGCACTCGGTTGCCGCCTCTTGCATGGACTTTTGTTGCTGTTGCTGCAGACCGCGATAGAAACCATCAGCCTCTTCTTTTAAGAAATCCAGGTTGGCTTTGGCCAGCTGGGCTTCTTTACGTAGTGCAGCAAAGTCGTTATCGGACATCGTCTTGGATGCGACTAGCATGTCTACGTCAGCGTATGGTTTGTATTCTGTTTCTGCTTTCTCGATTAGTTTCTGAAGAACGAGATGTGATTTCTCACTAGATTCTACTGCTTCTTTGCGTAGTCTCGAAACTTCTTGAGACTTTTGAGTGAGTGATTTCTCCTGGCCGGCAAGTCTCTTGAGATCGCCTACCGATACTTGTTGAGTTTCACCTGAGACTACAACTTCGACCATGGTGTCATCGGATAACTCAATGGTTTCCTCTTCGCCATCGTCTTCGTCTTCTGTCTCTTCAGTGTCTTCCTCAATATCTTCGTCAAGGTCGGTATCGTCTTCAAGATCATCATCGTCTTGGATTTCTTCACTATCATCCAGCTCAACGTCATTAGTCTCTTCTGTAACGTCAGCTGTTGCCTCTTCGGGGTCTTCAGATGCCTGTTTTTCGTCAGGGTCTTCCCACCGCTGTAAGATGGCTTCGGTTGGATCGACTTCGCCGGTGATTGGATCTAAGGCTAGTTCGATTTGCTGAGGGTTTTGTTGGTCGCTCATGTAGACCTATTCCTCTTCGTTGTTGTCACGGTTTGATAAGATCTGATCACGGACGGCTACACGCTGTTGTAATGTAGCTACAATGTCCGTCAGACCACGATATGCGTTGTACGCACGTTCCCGGTCTTGGGGGCTCTCAGGTTTCGAATTAACGAACTGCTGGAAGCTACCCTCGACCAGGGTGTTTACGACTTCGGTGAAAGTGGGATCGGCAATCAGCTTCTGCGCTGCGTCACCCATTTCTAGTGCTTGCTCTTCTTGTTTATCCATTTGTTATCCTGTCGGTGAGACAATGCCCCGGCGATCCTCAGTAACTTTGAGGATGTCGAGTTCGCCTTCATCGATCTTCTTCTTGTGTTGGAACTGTGCCTCTTTCAGATCCATATTGTCTGACTGAAGCGCGTGTGCAGCCTGAGCCTTGAGCTCTTCAAGCTGCAGTTTGAGCTGAGCGATCTCGGCATCGCTTTGTGCCTTCATCTCAGCCACTGCGGTCTGACGCTCGCTGATCTCCAGCTGCTTCATGGCCATCTCTTGCTGCATCTCTTGTGCAGGATTTGGTTGCGGTGGCGGCAGCTGGTCAGGTGGCGTCAGATAATCATCTACGTTAAGGATGCCCTGCTTTTCCATGATGGTCTTCATCACGTTGTAGCGCTTCTTGGCATCGTACATTGGTGCTAGAGCTTCGTCCTGGCTAAGCATTGCATGCAAAGCTAGATACTTCTGTGCGTCACGGTCTTGCTCTCCGTAACCCAACTTCAGCTCAGTAATTACGTCACGCTTGTCATCCCAGGTCGTAGGATCGACCGGAACAAAGTTGCCGGCTAGCTGAACGATACGTTCCTGGGTCTCATTTGCTAGGATCTCGCGGTACACTTTGTGGAACAATGGAGATACAAATCCATTCGCAAAGTTACGCGCTACGATCTTTTGCCGCTGCTGTGACATAGACGCCAGCTGCTCGACCATGGCGGCTGAGTTCTGCTTTGATATGGCGTCCTTCTCGATGCCACGGCTGAGCCGGCTAACGCCGGTCGTGTCTTCGTTTTGCTCTTCCAGCAGCTGCAGCGTTTGGAATACAAACGGATTAAGGCCAGCCTGGGGCATTGGGGCTACACCATCTACCCTGGTTACATTCACGATGCCGCCCTGGCGATTATCGATCATTTCACGTGGGTTTGTGAGTGAGCCCTTTGCTACCAGGTAGCGTGGGTTGTTTGTAATAACAGCGTGATCCAGGATCGACCTGGTTAATACTGTACGTGCATTCTGTGTCGATACGACTTTCTCGGCAAAGTTAGAGCCATAGAATGCATGCGGTATAGGTAGTGGGACGAATGCAACAAACGGTATATCGTCTACTTCATACATATCCAGCAGCGCGTTGCCGGCCTTACATACCTTGTGCAGCCTGGCCATGCCGCTGCCGTCTGGATCGATATGAATATAGCATTCATAGACCATGACCGTGCGTACCTGGTCTTGGAAGCCTTTAGCATTGAAGCCACGGTCGCTGCCGATATCCTCATGCCGCGCCAGGATCTCTGGGTCTGTCTCTAGCTCTACATCGCTGTGATCGTCACCGATTTCCTCAATGAGATCCTCTGAGTAACCCATCTCGCGCAGCTCAGTGATACTCTTACGCTCGCGGTGCGCCATGAAGGTCACTGTAGACAGTGATTTCGCCTGGGGCTCGATAATGAAGTTTTCCGGCGGCACTGATTCAATGACCACCTGGCTTTTGTCCATCTCGCGGCTGATTGTGCCTGACAGAAGACCAATCGAATTGGCTTCACTTTCCTCAAGCTCAACGCCGTCCTGGGTGAGAAGCATATCCAGCTCATCTTCTGTAAGATCAGCGAACTCTTCCACTTCGTATTCCAGGCGCTCATCCCAGTAGACTTTGGCCAGACCGGCTCTAGCGAGCAGACCATCGTGGATCACATCCCTGGCGACAGAGTAAAAATCATTCTGCCTAAAACACACATAGTCTGTGTACTCGCTGGCAATGTTGGCCATCACAACGTCATCAGCGTTTTGTGGCGCAAACTTTACGATCTTCTGACCGGCTGCCATGCTCTCCAGGAGAGCTGCAGACATCGACTGTACACTGTCGTAAACGTCCTGGCTTACGTACTTAGAGTTGCCATCGTGTTGTGGTTTAGGTAGCTCTGCCTGGTAGTATTTCTGCGTCAGTTCACGCTCTCGGCTCAGCTGGCTATCATAGTAGCCGATAGATCGAGAGATGTTATCCTCGACAATCTTTACGACTTCTTCATCGTTCAGAGGCTTATAATCCATTATACCATTTCCACATATAATTCATCCGGGATATCTACAGGTTCCCAGGCACCTTCATGAATGTAATTAGCTAGTGCTAGAGCCATGACACAGTCATCGAAGCAGCTGGGTTCTGCTTCCATTGAACCACTCTCGGTGACGATGTAGGTCATCATTTCTCTAATGGTTGTTTTGTCATTCAACAGCAGCTCTTCTTCACGCATTGCTGCGCGGAGCTGGTCGATAATTAGAGGCTTAGTTTTAGCTGTAGTACTAAAGCCCAGCTTTACAGTCTCTCGATCTGTAATCTTGTCATGCTGCACTTCTGTATAGAAGTTGTGATACGCCAGGTCTTTGCCTAGTCGCGTACACGTAAGAATGCCATGACCGTTGTTTTCAACGATGATATGCGCCTCGTTATAATACGTTCCCAGCGCATAGAGTATTTCTGCGTAATAATCTGGATGTATTTGACCTCGCCAAGTAGCCACCTGCCGCTTCTTGCTGTCCAGAACCTGCGCCACAGACCAGTCGCCGTTTCGCACACCCATTGCCACATCAGCTCCAATGACATAACGCTCACCTTCATCGTGTTTCATGTATGTTGTAAGTTCGCCACGTGAATGGTTACGCCACTCACCGTCTTCCCAAGCCAGGCGCTCCTGGACATCAGCTGTCTCATCGAGGATGTCTACGAGTTGATCTGGATTAAAAACAGGCCGACCAGTCGTCAGGAAGCTCTCGTCTGGTGTCGAAGGGTACTCCTGACGAAATAGGTCGATGCCATTTTGTGCAATTTTGCGTCTGCGGAACATGAGCTGTTCATCATCTAAGTTGTACTTTTCAGACAGCTCTTGTTCTTCCGGAGTACGCTCAAAGTTATCTGTAACGGGTTCTCTGTACTCTGGATCGGTGAACCATGGAATAAACACCGGCACGAAACCGTTTTCACCAGCCACTGCACCCTTCCAGAGGTTGTAGAAAACGCCGTTTACACCGTTCGCCGTGCTCTCGACAAATATACTCGTATCATTAGTATTCGGTACTGCTTGTACAAGGCCGTTCCAAGTCTCATCCGCAGTTGACTTAGGCCAAAACGCAATTTCCGAGGCGTGTACGCAACTAAGGGTTTCGCCACGACCGACCGCGTCGCCACCTGCTGTGGCAACGACATAAGAGCTATCGAGAACATCAAATGTTAATTCCCTTCTTGAAGAGTATTTAGTTGATGGTTTGAGAATGTCAGGGCAATGCTGATGATAACGCTTAGTCATATCGAACAGCGCCCTGGTACTGTCTGCATGGTGTGTAATAACCATGGCTTTACGAGCCTTGTTTTGGCTCACAGTGAAGTACAGGTGTCCACCAACGTATGTTGACAAGCCTTGCTGGCGAGCCTTCAAGATGATGATCCTTATCTTCCCTTCACTCTCAAGTTGTCTGCTGACAGCCTCGTTTAAGATCTTCTGTGCTTCGTTCAAAACTAAAGGGGCGACTTCGCCCCTCTTTGTTCTAATCTTCAGTGCAGCTTTTGCGTAGTAATCGAAATCAGTGTGTAGTCTCTTCCTGATTTGCCTCAGCTTTTTGTCCATTGGTTTGCTCTTCTTGTAACAGTCCTTCGAGGAAACTTTCAGCCTGGCTGATAGCCATTTCTGACTTTGATGCCGGCTTCTGCTTGGTAAAGTCTAATACAAGTCGCGCAGCTGACAGCCTGTCCCTGGTTGCATCAGGTGACCGCATGATCTCGACAGCTGTTACCAGTGCCTCGGTTGCGTACTCATCTGGATTAACGTCTAGCTTCTTTGTCATTACTTCGACTACCTTTTCTGCCTCGCCTCGCAGCTCTTGCCGTAGAGGTTCGATTGTTTTCTTTCTGTAACCATCCGGCACACCTTTAGGCCGCCCAGGGTTCTTCCTGGGGCGTTTAGACCACTCTTTACGCAGCGCCCTGCCCTCTGGTGTGGACATGAGCGTTGCGAAATAGTTGTTCTTAGGTGCGCGTTGTGGATGGGTACCATTGCCATACCGAGGCGGTGCCTTGGCGCGTGGCTCTTTTGGTTTACTCATATTATGCTTTTAGCGAACTCGACCACTTGTTTATAAAACGATGGATCTTCTTTACGCTTCCTTTTGGTGGGTACCGGCTTTTTACGTTTAGCAACCTTTTGTGGCTGGTTTTTGTACTTACGCATGTCAATGCCAATACGGTTTGTATAATCAGTCATATTGGTTCCTTTATGCTGTTAGTGCGCCTCTACCAAGAGTAAGCAGCGCCTTTTCTTCTTCGTCTTCTTTCTCAGCCAGGAGCATGTTTGCCATAACCATGGCGACAACAGCGCTAAATGGTGCTGAGAAGAATTGAATGGTGGGGTTATCTTTAAGCAAAAGACGCACTAGCTTTGTGGCTTTAGGCATTTCACGTTTAGCCAACTTTGGGTCAAACATGTAAATGGCCATAAGATCCGCAGCCAGCTCGTAGGGTGTATGAAAGTAAGTACGCTCACCCTCTCTCATCACAGTATCGTACTTGCTTTGAGTTATCTTGCCCTTCGAGACAAGCTCCATACCCTTCGAGTAATCATTACGGACAGGAAACTTTGTTCCAAACCCTTCAAGTATGCCTGTTCTTTGCATACGGATTACTTCGTTTATTATGTCCCTGGCGTCCTGGTTGGTAAACTCGCCTGTAGCAACCTTTTTATCACCAAATAGCTCCAACAGCTCACGCACGGCTGCACGGAACGTGTTTGAGTACGTGGCATTGTTCACTGGGTCGTTTATAGACTGCTGTGAGAGGGGTGAGTAAAAGTCTCTTCCGAGGTTTTCTGAGCCCTCTTGCCGAGCTGCTTCATCCACGTAGCTAGTCTCTATTGCATGCCCAAGTTCATGCAGCGCTGCAAATATATCTGAGCCCTTATACTTTTTAGCTTTCGACTGGATAATGCCAAACCTGGCACCCCTACCTAATTTATACCCTTCCGGGCTAGGTAAGGATACTCTGGCACCTTTTGTGTCGGTCAGCTGCTTGCGCTTGACTTGCAGTTTCTTTGCGAGATCTGTCTGGCTAGTTGCCAGGTGGAATACGTGGTTAAACGCCTGGCCAATCTTACTGATGGTGTCGTAATCACGGATACCGTTCTCGTACGGCGAGCCTGGCTTACCGACTTCGAAAGCTGCTTTGACTACATTGAGAGCCTCACGGTTTTCTTCTGGTGTAGGCTCTCTTGAACCAGCTAGACTTGTTTTTGGAAGTTCAGTATCCCCGGGGCGTCGGTTATTTCCTCCGCCATCGAGGTCAAGGATGCCTTGTTGCCGGTTGATTGATTCTGCTTGCTTTCCGCTAACTGTATCAACGACCGCACTGCTGCCGCCATCTTGTCGTCCGGTATCTGTTCCACCAAAGAGCCTTGCTCGCTCTGCATCGGGGAGTGCTTCTTGGATTTGGTCATTTGATATACCTTCTTTTGTTGCAGCCTCTATAGCTGCGTCCAGATAATCGTTGTCATCACCTTTGCCTTTTGCGACACCCATCTTCTGTGCAAGCTGCTTTTCTGGGTACCACATCAAGGCTTGGAAATCTGCAGTATTTATATCATAACCCTGCTCTGATAACAACTCTCTGGCACGTGCAGTGACATCTCGCATATAAGATCTCTCACTGCCGCTAGTCGGTGTAGCTTGCAGCTCGGGTGCCAGGTTTTTAAAGTGTGTGCCAACAGTTTTGAATAACTGCGGCTTTACCGGGTTAGTACCGTTTTCTTTTTGGTACCGGCTATAATAACTGTTCCAGGCGCGGTTCAATTCACGACTAAAGTCATCGATCTTACCCTTGCTCTGGCGTACTTTTGACCTGGTGGTACCAAGACGCTGCAACGTGGCATCCACAAGCTGCTTTTCGATACCATCTTCCGCGTCCAAACCTTGTTCAACAATGATATTACGGTTCTTCTGCATGTCTGCAGCTGACTTAGCTGGCTTGAATGGTCTACCGATCAATCGGTTCCACATACGCATCCACCAAATGTCCATGGTCAATGGGTCATAGTTACCCCGGACATTCTGATAGAAACCCTGGCCAATCTTTGCTCCCAGTATAAAGCTACCTTTGACTGTAGTGTCGGCGTTTTCTGTAACGCTAAGACCAATATCAGTTCCATTAGTTGCGTTAAAATCATCAACCCATTTGCTAATTTCTTTGACCGTAAAATCAGTATCCAGGAACATTTCGATAGGCATATTACTGCCGGATTGTTGGTAGGCGTTATAGAACTTAAAGCTAGTTTGCATAGCTTTCTTTCTTTCACCGCCTTTATTCCAATTTGCCGGCATTTTGCCTGTTTTCATGTAAATGCGGAAAACTTCTAACGCTTGGGCAAAGTTATCTAGAACCGCCTGGCCGTTTGATGTGACTGCCAGAGCGAAGTCGAAAGCTGCTTCATTGCCGGAGATGCGTGGTTCTACAAGTTTCATAACAGATTTGGCTGCTTTTAACTTAGCATCATACCATCCAATAGCGCTCCCATCACGTTTAATAGCCCGGAGAGCTTCAGTAGCCATCATTCTGGCAATACGATCAATGTTTTCTGGAGTGTATTCTAGAGGTGTGTTAGTGCCAGCTGCTTGCTTCCACCCCTTATGGTAATCACCATATGCGACTTCGAGCTTCTTCTTTTGTGCAGGTTTAAATGTACCAGCTTGCATCTCTGCAAATTCAGCATCTGTAGGCATCGTAGAAACTGCGGTCATACCTATGTCTGAGCCAATACCGAATACGTCTGATGCATTTTCTAGCGCCGCGCCGAATAGGTTTGCCTGTCTATCAATGGTAGGCTCGCTATCAGTTGCTTGCTGGCCAATCACCCGGTTTACGTACGGCATCACGTACGTTTCGACCAATGCTGGGTCAGATACCTGGCTCTCAGCCTTTGCAGCTATATCCATAGCCCGGTCAGCTGGGTTTGCTCCCAGGTTGCTACGTAGATCAGCCAGGGTATCAATCAGTACAGCCTTGTCGTCATCAGAGATCGTAGGATCGGCGTCTACAGCCTCGATAAGAGCAGTATTGGCAGCCTGGTTGTCCTGGATGCCGCGCACATAGCCGGCAGATACATCGCGTGGGGCTGCAGCTGATGCCGCGGCTGCCTGGGATGCGCCTGGCACCGGTGCTTTGTCCCTGGTGACTGATGTAGACTGCTGATCGAGCGCTGTGCTCATCGCAGCGCCTACTGCAGTCATGTTTGGTGCTCTGCCGCCTTCCTGGATGGCTTTGATCATTGCCTGGGCGTCTGCTGCGATCACAGGATCTGCAGCTGCCATGGCCTCAAGCAGCTGTACAGCTCTTTGTGGGCTTAATCCGCGCTCTTTTAGCATTGCGTCCAGTCTCATGAACGGTAAGTCGCCGTTCTTTTCGTATTGTGACTTGTGGATCTCTTTTGCCCTGGCGCGTTGCTCCTGGTTGGCCTTCTTGATGCCTTCAGCTTCTTGTCTACGTGTTTCGCGTACTGATTCAGCGTCATCAGAGATCTTAATGCCTTCGTTTTTGTTAATGTTGTCCTTGATATAGGTCGCAACGCGGCTACGCCGGCCTGTGATGGCATCTATGCCCCGGCCACCTATGACTGCAGCGCCCTGGATTGCAGGGATTACTGGGTTAACTGAGGCACCGTAAAGAGTACCGAGGATACGTGTAGGGGTCTCGATCAAGCTGCGGTCAGAATAGCCTACATTGCTCGGTATTGGAGACAGCTGGTCAGTGATTTTAGACACGCCGCCAACATATCCAGAGTTATGCAGTGTTGTCAGCTCGTTCATCTGCCGCATTAGCGACAACATGCGCTGACCTTCCTGGGTGTTACCGGTCAGGCGGTCGATAGCTTGCATCTCCTGGACACCAACAGTGCTTTTTGCTTTGTTACGCGCCTGGCGCTGCCCAGCGATGGCCATGACTTTGTCCAGGACAACAGATAACTCATCGCTGTCTGTGATTCCCAGCTGGGTGCGTAAATCTTTAGCGAGCTGTTTAAGCTCTTCTGATACCTGGATGTGTGCCTTGTCTACAGCTTCACGTGCGCCTGATGTACTCTGCTTGTTTACGTCTTTAAGGTTTAGGTCGTTTGCCTTTGCGATTGTGTCTAGCCTGGTAGCCAACTCAGTGGCCGCCTGGGGGTCGTTACCAATCATCTTAGGATTGAGTACGTCACCTTTTGCAATTAGGTCTTCCGCTACTGCTCTGGCATTAATGTCTTGCCCAGCAATAGCTGTAACAGCGTCTGTGGTAGCTCTTAACCCTGTACCAGCACCAAAACCACCTACCGCGCCGGCTAGAGCCTGGTCAGCAGCCTGTGCAGGGTCGAAACCTGCTTGGGTACCTGCTGTTTCTGCGCCGTACTGTGTGGTCTCCTGGATGGCTTCTGTGCCTGATTCTTTTACACCAGCTTTAATAGGTCTAGTGACCATGTTACCGGTCTGGCCGCCGAAGATGCCCTTAGCACCAAATCGTTCAGCGCCGGCAATGGCTAAAGATGCGGTGGCTGCGATTGATATATCTTCTGGTGTTACCTGGTCGCGGCCATCGTTCTTTGCGCGTTCTTCTGCAATAGGTGAAATGTATGAAGCGAAGTATGCTGGTGTCGCCAGTAGAGCAGCTGCCATGTCGGGTAAGCTAGTGACAGCGGCCTCACCCATAAATGCCAAAACATTCTGTGGTGTTGGGTTTGATTTAACCTCATTCCACGGTGTTATACGCTGATAATCAATATCCTTTTGTACGCCGCGAAGAAACTTGCCGGTGTTCTCGAACTCATCACCAGTAAAACCAAGTGGGTTCTGTAGCTTCTGGATGTCTGGGGTGTTCTCAACAAACTTAGTGTCGCCAATGTTACGCCAGTCAACACCCATGAACTGATCAGCATCGCCGGGAACGAGTAGTCGTGGGTCTTTGAAACCTGTAACTGCCTCTGCAACAGTGTCAGGAAGCTCAGTAATACCGGCAGCAATGCCAGTTGCGCGGTCTGCTATACCTCTGCCGAGACTTTCCATTACGCCGGGCTCAGGCGCTTGTACTGGCTTGGGCTGCGTTTGACCACCTTGGGCTTGTTTGATCAAGGCAGCCAGGCGTTTTGCGGCTGCAGTGTCCCCTGCCGCGTCTGCATTACGCAGCGCAGTCATCAGCTGATTGATATCGGCCATGTCAGATCCTTGCTACTGGGAGTATTTGTCTATGATTGCTTGATCGGATGGGCTCATCGTGCCTACAGGCGCAGCCATGCCATTCATTGCGGCATATGCTTGCTGCTGCTGTTCGATAGCTTTCACAGCTGATATGTAGTGCTTCTTAACGAGCGCCAGGTTTGCTTTGAATTGCTCACGGCTCTGTGACTGGCGTAGGTTACCCAGAGATGCATTAAGCTGCGCCAGTTCGCGCTCTGACACCTGACCCAATGCGCCGCCAGTTGGGCTGTCATCGCGCATCTTCTGCAATCTGTCGAAACCAATAGATGATACAACGGTCTCGATAGCCATCTTAGTATCGTGGGCTGGCGTACCTGCAACAAATGATAAAGCGTTACCCATAAAACCAGTGACGTTATCAAATGGGTTATAGTTGCTTTCGGCCATGGCCACGTTTGCTTCGATTTGATCGATAGCATCGATGGCTGCTTGCATATATGGCGATGACTGAGGTGCTTTGGGTTGGTTCTGGGATGCTTCGTTTTGTGCTTTCAGAGCTTTGACCTGGGCGTTATATGCATCGATACCTGCCGCGTTGTTTATGTCTTGCACATTGCCATACTCTCTCGCCATGTTGGCGTATGACTGCAGACCGCTTTGCTGTGCGCCTTCCATACCTGCGCCACCCATCCGTATCAGCATGTCACCCATGCCGATCTTATTGTCAGGCATCTGTGGCATCTGGATCGCGCCAGGTACCATGTTGCGGCGCTGGTTTGTTGCTGCAGCTTGTGTACTCAATACGCCTGGTGTTGGGTTGTTGAGCATGCCGCTGGTATTGTTATTACCAGGTGCCGGCGGCTGATTAGGATTGGGTATCGTGAGCATAGGGATGCCGTCTGGGCTATATTGTATCCCAGGTGCCACTTGTGCATTTGGATCACTTATTGCCATGTCTTATCTCCCACTCATGTAGCCCATGCCCTGGTATGCTGGAGCATTGATGTACTGCTGTTGTGGTGCCATTGAGGCGAAGGCGCTTGGTTGACCACCGAAGCCGCCGCTAAACTGGTTGTACAAGTTTCTACCCATACCTGCGCCGGTGACCATGCCGCTGATAGTTGCAGCTGTAGGATCTACAGTGTTCGCCTGGTAGCCAGATGGTGACATTGGTGCGCGGCCTAAGATGCCGGACATGTACTGTTGATACGCTTGCATATCAAAGTCACGATTAGCTTCGAAGGCAGCCTTGTCGGCATTTAGCTGCTGCTGTGCGTCCTTCTGGAAGCCGGCACCTGCGTTAATCATGTTAGATAGGCCAGTGTTCGCTGTGTTGACGCCGGTACCAAATGCACCAGCGAGACCCTGGTTAGCAGACATGGCGTTACCGAAGTCGCGCTGCTGCTGTCCTAGAGACTGGTCGATAAGGTTGCTGCGGATACCTGCGGCTGTGTCAGCTGCGCGGTCACCATAATCACGCATGGCGATAGCGTCTGCGACACCTGCCCTGGAGCTGTTGACGTTACCTGTGCCTGATGCCACCTTGTTGATACCAGGCAGCGTTTGTTCTGTAAGCATGCGTGTACTGTCGCGCAGCGCTGCGTCTGTAAGAGCGCCTGTGTTCGCGTCAGCATACGCCAGGGCGTTGTTCATAGCGCCGCCGCCCATCGCCTGGTCATATAGGTTTCCATAGTTACCAGCGAAACCTTGCGTCTGATCTGCGAGGTTTTGACCGTAGCCGAACGTAGTGTTACCGAAGTTGAACTGATTGTTCAGCCCGGTGTTCTGCATGTCGTTCATGTTTGCATATAGGTCGCCCTGGTATGCGCCTGTGCTTAACATCTTGTTTAGGGCATCCTGGCCGCCCTGGTATCCAGAATTGATGAATGGGCGCGCATCGGTATAACCCATGTTGTTCATTTGGTTTGCACGGTCTATAGCACCTGCTTGTTTCTTTGCTGCTTTGTTTGCAAAGTAACCAGATACCAGTGAGCCACCGACAGAGGCTGCTACTGAACCCATATCATATCTCCAATTTATATACGTCTAATGGCTGCTGCCCATCCGTTGTTGGGAAATCGAAAGCAAAGCCAAACATTTTTATGAACTTCTCTTGCTTACTGTCGTGCCGAAGGCAGTACAGCGGCGTAGTCCTGAGCCTCACAAGTTGCGTGAAGTCTCTCATTAGCTCTCTTTTGATATTCTTATTCCAGCGGTGTACATCGCAGTGTACGAACGTCAGTACGCCCTCACCCTCGATGGGGAAGCCTTCCAGGTAGACTGTATAGTGGGGGCGCTCGATGGTCGGGACTTTTACACCGCGACCCATGCTGTACCGTTGTAAACAACAAGACCCTCTGAGCCGTCACCTAGTGGATCCCATGGGCTGACATTAAAACGCACCATGCCTTTAACAGGATTGTCCGGTGGGTTCTCAGTAACCTGGATCGCAGCGTTAGCTAGACTGCCAACAGCTGTCTGTATTCTCCGCAGCTCTTCCTGGATGTATCTCTGGATACCTTCTTCGAGCTGTGGGTACTGCTGCCGGCTGTAGTCCTGGACAAGTAGATTAGTCTTATCATTGAGTGCCATTATCTGGCTCCTGTCGGGGTAATCTCGATGTCAAAGCCTGACAACTCAAAGTCTTTATAGTCAGTGTCAGCCAAGGTCATTCTATATGATAGGTATCTACCGGCTGCCCGGCTGTCGATCTTGTGCTCAGTCGGGATGTCATAGATCGCTGGTGTTCCATAGACTGGTGTGGCACGTGGGATGTCTGATGCACCAAACTCAAATGTGAGCGTGGTGTCAGCTGTGTTGATCGTATCACACTGTGGATACAGCCTGGTTACAACAACATACTGCCGGGCTGCTAGGCCGCCCTCGTCCAGGTCAATACCGGTACGCTCCAGGTATGGCGGCTTGGTAGCCTCGATATCGAGCTGGAACGCAATCTGTCCACTGTCTGATAGATCTACGCCATACATCTTGTCACTGGTGATGCCGTCAGATGATTGATCTTCGCCTACCATGATTACGTGTCTATCAAAGCTGTCTTCCTGGCTGTAGTAGGTACCACCGGTAAGCTGATAGGTGGTTGTGCTGTTGGCATATGTAGAAACAGAGTTGACGTTGGCGATAGTGCCGCTGCTAACATTCGGCATGTCCATGAATGACCATGTGTTCGCACGGTAATTATACACAGCTGCGCGGTTGCAGCGGTTGGCGTTAGGAAACTCTACGCGGCTGTCGCCTGACATGTAGCAAAAGTAGATCTCATTGAGCACTGGGTTGTGTTGCGTAAAGCATACATCTGAGTTGTTGTTATTTAGGTTTGAGTAAATGAAGTTCTTAGTACGCTCATCGCATATGCTTTGTTTTGACGTACCATCGTGAATATAGATATCGAAAGCTCCGAAGACATAATGTTTGCCCTCAGCTTCCACTACACAGTTTTGGTTAATTACGCCGGCGTCATTAAAGAGTTTACGGAAGTTAAATATAAACGTGCCGCCAACAAACTCCATGAGCCAAGTCTGGTCACTTGAGTAAATAATAAAGTTACTACCGAGGCTCATGCCATCAATGATCTCGGTTGGGATCTGTACGAGGTCGTTAAAACCTGCGCTCTTTGTGGTGTCAGTGGCATCCCAGCTGCCTGGTACACTATTGGCTGTCGTGATGTCAGAGAAGCGTACCCTGGTTGGAAAGTTGGTGCTGCCCTCTGTCATGTTTAGGGCAATCAGCTGGTCACCATATGAGCGTAGAGCTTTGCATCTGTGAGTGCTATCCCAGTTGGGCAAGTCAGCAAAGTTAGTGCCGGTGCTACTACGGTACACTGGTACACGGTCTACACGGTTGATGTAGGTTACATCAGCCAGGGACGTACCTGTGTATGGCCGGGGGTCTGATGATCCAGTGATGGAACCAGACACATCTGACACTGTGCCACTGGCGTATTCTTTCATAGCCCATGCATCTGATGCCATGACCACAGTATCGAAGCCTGTAGCCGGCACAATGCCATATGCAAAGCGCGGCGTGAAACCGAGACTGTCTTTTATTGTTCTAAAGATTGGCGCTCGGCTCACCCTGCCTTCATCGAAACGTACATTAAAACCTGCAGAAAAACCTGTGAGGGGAATGTTGTACGCACTGTTATCAGTGACAACGCCGGTCTTTCCCAGGTTACGGATCGGAATGATAGGCATAGCGTATTACTCCAGTCTTAGGTTACCTGTGGTTAGCTGCTGCAGGTTGCGCTCATTTTGTTTGACCATTTCATTACGGAAGCTCTCTACTGCGGCACCAGCTGCGCGGCTCTGTTGTGCATTCTCAATCATGAGTACTGGCATCCAGGCCATGGCGCATCCCCACTCTTCTGTGGGCTCGCCGGTGTTTGGGTTCTTACCGTTAATCTTCATAAACCACGCGCAGTCGAACTGCCGGCATGGCTTGAAGCTATCGAGTGGGCAGTTCTGCTTAACCTCAATCTTCATGATTTGCTCTTAATCCTTAGTTGCGATGATTACATCGACATACTGAACATCCAGCGCATTTGCTGATCCTGTGAATGTTGAGGTAACTGTGAGTGATCCTGCACCGTGTGCGTGCGACCCACCGCCACCTGTGGAACCTATGTTCCATGTGGTTGGTGCGTGGTTTCCTGCGCTAGGCGAGTAACCTGCGTATGACACGCCGTTATCGAAACCTTCCTGTACACGGTCTGTGCGTTGACTGTGGGTGTGTGAGGGTATCTGTGAGATTGTCAGTGTGTGTCCAGCGGTTGAGCCTGAGATTGAACTGTTGACTGTACCACTTGCGGTGGCATCAAGTGTCGAGAAGGCGTTAGTACCGCCGGAACTAGCAGTACCCGTGACTACACGTAGCGCCTTGTCATCGTGGGTGGTGTCTTTAGTCCATCCTGTGGGGGCTGTAGACTGCTGGAAGAGCATCTTAGTGCCGCTGGTGAAAGCGTCTTCTAAGGATGTCACACGGGCGTCTAGGCCGTTTAGTACGGTATGTGTAGCGGTCATAGCCCCGGTAATGTTTGGGAATGACGCTAGGATAGTGGCTTTGATTAACCGCATGTGGTCGTCAGCTTGCGCGAGACCGTCAGTCGCAGCTGGGTTTGTGCTTACCAAGCTGTCTATGTAGGTGCCGGATTCTAGAGCCATCTGTTTGTATTCCTATTGTATGTATGTGATATGTTGTCCAAATGTGGCGCTGGTTTAACGAGGGTCTGACAACAACAACAACAAGCAGACCTTTAGCCTCTTTTTGAAATTGACCTTGTTGTTGACCCATGGGGGGTCGTTTTGCAGCGTATGGTACCAGGTTTCATGGCCATGTCATGATAACATGCTGTAATCGTTGGATACCTGCGTCATGCTGACTGGTAATCAGCAATACAAAAACACTGATCAGCTCACCGACATTAGGACATTAGTGAACATTAACCGTGGTGGGTCATTAGTCTTTAATACAAATCGGGACTTAGTCACCACCGTCCACCTTAGTCATCCTTAGTCATCCTTCGATGACCTTAGTCATCCTTAGTCATCCTTAGTCTACCTTAGTCATCCACTGTATCCAGTGTTCTGTCCTGGTTACCCATGCTGACTGGTGGTTGTCCGTAGTCAGCAACCAAAGTAATCCAATCACTTACAACTAATAGACTATTAGTAACTGTTGTACTGTGGTATCAAAAGAGATCAAGCAGTCTTGTGAGACCACTCTCTCTAATGGGGGAACACAAGTAGCCTTGAAACTTATGGTAAGCCTGGGAGAGACTAATTATAACCTTATTAGCTTCCCAGGTTTGCCACCCACCTACCTAGCTTTGGTTATGAGTCAGTGCTCGGTGCCACGTGGTGCTTCTAACCATGGTCTGATGTGAGGGTTAGTCTTCTGCTGCTTCTGCAGCTCACGTACACCACATTCACTACATACAAACACACCACCAGAGTAGACAAATGCATCATTGGTCTTGCACTTGTCACACGCTGGTAGTCCTTTGCTTATGTCATGGTACGACATGTTTACTCACAGCTCTTCTGTCCTGTGCCAGGGTCAATGAAGCATGCCTCAGCCTTCGCAGGTTCTTCCTTGTCTGGCTTTACCTCATTGAGGATACCAAACCTCTTGCCAGCTGCTCTGAACGTAGTGATGCCCTTACAGCCACCCTTCCAGGCTTTGTAATACAGCTGCTTGAACTCATCGTAGGTCACATCATCACCCACGTTACATGTCTTACTCACTGCGCTGTCCACGTACTTAGATGCCAGGCATAAGACATCCACGTGTTCATCTGCAGTGATCTCATTGGCTGTGCGTCCACTGACGCCCTGGTTGTATGCGTAGTCTTCCACACGCTCGATCTGGTGGCCATCGAACTGCTGAATGGTACGGTCATAGTACAGGCTGTATGGTGGCTCGATGCCTGAGCTTACGTTATCTGCAGTCAGGCTGATGGTGCCTGTGGGTGCGATGCTAGTCAGGTGTGAGTTACGCAATCCATGCTCTTCGATCAGCTCACGTACCTTCTTTGGTAGTGTCTTGAAGAACCTGCCCTGGGTGTACTTCTCTTTGTCGTACAGTGGGAATGCACCTTTCTCCTGGGCAAGCAGCGCTGACGCTGTGTAACACTCATCACGCAGCATCTTGAGTGCCTTCTCAGCCCACTCCATGAACGTAGGTGTGGCGTATGGGTAGCCTAACAGCTCACCAGCATTAGCCATGCCAGTGACACCTAATCCCATGCGGCGCTTGTTCTCTGCTTCACTCTTCTGCTCAGGCAGTGGGTAGATCGTGCGGTCAACCACGTTGTCCATGGCTCTCACTACTGTGTGGATGTCAGACTTGTACTGATCCCAGTCGAATGACTTATCGTCTACGTACTTGGTAAGGTTAAAGCTGCCCAGCAAGCATGCACCATACGGTGGCAGAGGCTGCTCAGCGCATGGGTTAGTGGCTTCCAGGGTCTCACAGTACCAGAGGTTATTCATCTCGTTCATACGATCCAGGAATACTACGCCTGGCTCAGCCCAATCATATGTGCTTCTCATGATCATGTCCCACAAGGCGACCGGGTCTACCTCTTTGTACACCTTGCCTTCGAAGCGCAGTGGGAAAGGCTTGCCAGCATCCAGGTAATTCATGAACTCATCCGTGATACCCACAGAGATATTGAAACCTGTCAGTGTCGTACTGTCATGTTTCGCAGTAATGAACTGCTCGATGTCGGGGTGATCAACACGCAGCACACCCATCTGAGCGCCTCTACGGTGGCCGCTGCTGGCGATGGTCTGACACACGGCATCAAAGATACCCATGAAACTAACAGCGCCTGACGCCTTACTATCGAGGCTCTTGATCAGCTCACCGCGTGGCCGCAGCCGGCTGAAGTCATAACCAATGCCACCACCGCGACGCATGGTCTCAGCTGCCTCTGCGGCTCGCTTCATGATTACGTCCATGCTGTCTTCGATGATGCCGCTGACAAAGCAGTTGTATGCTGTAGTCTGCCGGGCAGCGCCCATTGCATTCTGTACACGGCCAGCTGGCAGGAACCGCATGTGACGCATGGCGTCCTTGAAGTCCTCGAAGTGTTCCGGTGTGTCTTTCAAAGCATCTGCAATACGTACTACCTTGCTGTAGAAGTCCTCACCGACCTGGCGATACTTTTGCCTATCGATCTCATCGGACAACGGCAGTGTCATGCCGTAATGCTGGTTGTGCTTCATCATATTATTCATCTGGTATCTCCCGATCCATGCAGCGTCCCTCGCTGCTTTCTATCTGCTAGTTTCTGTAGGTTTTGTTCTGCGATCTCATCCAGGCTGAGCTCCAGGTCTCTTGCCAGGACAGCGAGGTACCAGAGGCAGTCGCCCAGCTCGCTTTTCAAGTCGTCGCGGATGTCATCCAGGGTGATGTCATCACGGATTAGTTTCTTTAGCTTGTTGCACACCTCACCGACCTCGCCGGCTAAGCCGAGAGCTGGGTAGTTGATCTGTTGGTTAATTGAGTAGATGGCGGTGCTTGCAGCTTTCTTTTGGTATTCAGTCAAGCTGTCTATCGCCATGTCTCATTTTCCTTCTCGTACTGGATCAGGAACCCCAGGTAGACTTGAGCCTTCTCAAGATCCTGGATGCCGCCCTTCTCTTGGTAGCGCCAAATGTACTTGAGGATGTTGGCTCGCCAGGCATGCACTACATGGTCACCGAGCATGCCCTCGATAGCCTCTTTGCATTCCATGCCTGTCATTGTGTAATGACCGGGGCTATGCACTTCGCCGTCTTCCATTTCTTTCATGTAATCCTCATGCCTCATGACCAATCGCCGCCTCTTTTGCTTTGCGTTCACAATCGATCATGAACAACATGTTGATGGAGTAATGACCCTGCAGCTTGTAACGCTCGCAGATTCTCTTTGCTTGCTCAGCTGCCACGACTGAGTGCGTAGGGTTAGTCATCGGCTCACCATTGACACCCACGCAATACCGGTGGTCATGCATATCTGTAGTTGTCCGTAGTAATTCATAAGTCATGCTGCTGGCTCCCATAGCTTTGGTTCATTCCTAGTTGTGTCCCAGTCTGACCAGCGTAGTATCCTGGCCATGCGAGCCTGTAGCAGCGCGTCAGCCTTAGTCAGACCTTGTTTAATGAATGCTTGCTCAACCACTGACCATGCCGGGCGCTGACCTAGCAGCCCCTCAGCTCTCTTCTGTCCAATGGTTGGGCAGCCTGGGTAGCCATCAGTGCTATCGCCGG